AGATAAGAGACCAGTAATCTTAGAAACATTCAATAACTTGAACTTAGACCCAGCATCTCCAAACTACATTAAGAAAGTAATAGGTGATAGAAACCTTGTTATCGATGCAAATGGAAAACAAACTGAAAATGGTGATTACGCTAATCGTTCTAAGTATATTAGAGTAGAATGTAAGGCAGAGGGTACATTCCCTGTAACTGCTGGACCATTTGGACATGATGCTTATTACAATCCAATTTATGTTGGTTCATCATTAGAATCATTAGTACCTGCAGTTGTATTCTCAACCGGTTCTGCTGATAACACTTCTTCAAGTGGTGTTAAATATAGTGGTATTGATTTAGAAACCGCAGTTGTTAAAGTTGACAACTCACACTATCTATCTCCAATCCCACAATCAGCTACACAAGGTGCTAACACAGTATTCGCATTTGATGCTACTGTATCAATTAATGGTGGTACTCACTCATTTGGATTTGAACTAACTGGTTCTGATTCAACTGATGTTAATAAGAGACAATTTACAGTAGGTTTCCAAGATGGATTTGATGGTGTAACACCAACTGTTGAAAGAGCACTTGCTGGTTCATCTGCTAACTTCGGTAGTGGTAACACTCAAGGATTCGATTGTTCTACATCAACTGCAAGTGGTTCAATTGCTTATGTAAAAGCAATCAATGCAGTATCTAATCCAGATGATTTCGATATCAACTTGGTATCTGTACCTGGTATCGTTCGTAGACATCACTCTTATGTATTTGATAAAGTTGTTGATATGGTTGAAGCTCGTGAAGATGCATTCTTCATTGGGGATGTTGTTGGTGTAACTTACAACTCTGCAAATGGACAAGTTTCAACAGATACTATTACACAGGCTGTTGAACAGGCTAGTAACTTAGATTCTAACTATGTTGGTACTTATTATCCATGGGTTAAAACAATCGATTCAAGAACAAATAAACTAACCGCAGTTCCACCATCAGTATTGATGCCTGGAATATACGCAGCCAATGATGCTATCGCAGCTGAATGGTTCGCTCCCGCTGGTTTGAATAGGGGTGGTATCGTAGGAGCTGTTTCAGTTCTTAACAGATTAACACACGCTGAAAGAGATACATTATATGAAGGAAAAGTTAACCCAATCGCTGCGTTCCCTGGTGAAGGTATCGTTGCATTCGGTCAGAAAACTCTTCAAGATAGAGCATCTGCACTTGATAGAATCAACGTAAGAAGATTACTTATCAAAGTTAAGAAGTATATTGCTTCTACATCAAGATACTTGGTGTTCGAACAAAATACGGCACAAACAAGAGGAAGATTCCTAAATACTGTTAATCCATATTTAGAAGGAATCCAACAAAGACAAGGTTTATATGCATTCCGAGTAGTGATGGATGAAACTAATAACACACCTGATGTAATCGACAGAAACATCTTGGCTGGACAGATTTTCTTACAACCAACGAAAACTGCTGAATTCATCGTGTTAGATTTCAACATTCTCCCAACAGGAGCTTCGTTCTCGGCATAATTTAGAATAAAAAATAAAAAGGACTATATTTATAATAGTACAAAATAGGAGAAACAAAAAATGGCAGAAGTATTAGAATTTAACGATATGTTCTATACCAATTTCGAACCTAAAATGCAAAATAGGTTCATCATGGAAATTGATGGTATTCCTTCATATCTTATCAAAGTAGCAACAAGACCTACTATTCAGTTTGAAACTGTTGTTCTTGACCACATTAACGTTAAGAGAAAACTTAAAGGTAAAGGTGATTGGCAAGACGTAACAATGACACTTTATGACCCAATTGTACCATCAGGTGCACAAGCGGTAATGGAGTGGGTAAGAACATCACACGAATCTTTAACAGGTAGAGATGGATACGCAGATTTCTATAAGAAAGATATCCAATGTTATCTATTAGGACCTGTTGGTGATAAGATTGAACAATGGACTTTAAAAGGTGCATTTATCCAATCAGCTAACTTCGGTGGATTGGATTGGTCATCAAACGAACCTACTTCGATTGAACTAACACTTTCTTACGATTACGCTATCTTAGAATTCTAATATTGCTCCAACTTATTTTTTATAAACAAAAAAGTTCTCTTCGTGAGAACTTTTTTTTTGTCTTTTTTCAACTTTTTTCTTTTTATATATTTATATAAAACAAATTAAATTAAAGTTATATGGCAAATTACGATTTTCCTACCGAAGTGATATCACTCCCATCACAAGGTAAATGTTATCCAGAAGATAATCCCCTTTCCTCTGGTCAGATTGAAATCAAGTACATGACTGCGAGAGAGGAGGAGATTCTAGCCTCGCAGAATCTTATTAGAAAGGGGGTGGTACTTGATAAATTATTCGAATCAATTATAGTTGATAAGAAAATTAATATCGATGATATTATTATAGGGGATAAAAATGCTATAATGTTAGCTGTTCGTATTTTAGGATATGGTCCTGAATATGAAATTCAAATTGCAGATGATTTGGGAAATACATCAGAACATACTGTTGATTTAGGTAAGGTACAAACAAAGGAAATTGATTTTGATAAATTATCAAGAGATAATAAATACACCTTTAAAACATCTACTGGTATAAAATTAGAGTGGAGAATGCTAACCCACGGAGATGAGAAAAAAGTAGACGCTGATGTTAGGGCCTTACAAAGATTAAATAAAGGAGGAGATGGTACAAGTTCAGAACTAACTACACGATATAGATATATGATTACTGCAGTAGATGGAGAATCTGATACCAAATCTATTACAGACTTTATTAACAATAAGTTTTTAACAAGAGATACAAGAGAATTTAGAAAAGCAATTAACGAAATACAGCCGGATGTGAATATGGAATTCGAGTATGAAAACCCACAAACCGGAGAAGTGGAGGTACGCCCAATTCCAATGGGCGTGGGGTTTTTTTGGCCTTCCGAATAACTACTCAGTTATACTACATAAACAAATTTTTGAGTTGTGTTACTATGGTAATGGGTTTACTCAAGAAGGAGTTTATAGATTACCTGTTCATCTTAGAAGATTTTATTACAAACAACTTGTGGATGCAAAAGAATCGGAAAAAGACCAGGCTCAAAAAAATCAAAAATCAAGTCCCTCTGTTAGGGGTCCTAATATAAGAGTGAAGAAGTAATTCTTCACTTTTTTTTTATACTATATTTATAGTAGTATAAATAGGAGAATTTTAATGCAACTTACAAAAGAACAATCTACAAAAATTTCAAGTGCTTTAGCTAAAAAGCATAATATGAACGAAGGATTAGTAGGATGGGTATTTGGCAAAGTTTTATCACGTCAACTTAAAAAAGATAAAAAACTAAACAGAATCGTATCAGATTTGGATAGTGCTTTACAAAATTTACAAAAAGAAGTTGAACGAATGAAGAAAAACGGAGAAGAGATACCACCATCATACAAACAAATCTTAAACATGAAGTAATAGGAAGTTAAAATGGCCAGTAAAGAAGATTTAAAATTAGAAAGAGAATACCAAGCGGCGTTAAAGATATCGGCGAGCGGTGTCAGTGCTTTACAGGCAAATATTAAAAAACTTTTAGATGATAAAAGAGCCTTAAAAAAAGAAACTAAAGATTACATAAAAGGATTATCTGATGCCTCTAAACAACTATCTGGCTCAGAATCTATTGGTAAGCAAATAGTTAAAAACCAAAATGAAATAAACCAATTAAAAAAAGGTGAACATAAATTACAACAAGGTAGTAATAAGTTTACTAAGGCAGGAACTGCAGCTGCTATAAAGGCTTTAGAACAGCAGAATATGAGTTTGGCTGTTTATGGTAAACAACAGGAGGCAATAGAACGAGTAAAGGAGAAGGCAGAAAACTTAAATTCTAAATATGGCGAAGGTGTTGATAAACTAGCAGGATATACCTCTCAGATTCCAATTGTAGGTAATTTGTTTGGTGGTATGGCCAAAAAAGCTGCTAACTCTTTAAAGGGAACATTTGGAAATGCTACAAAGAAATATATAGGGGCATATGGTAAATCTATGCAAAATGGTGCAAGATTAACCCAAAAGTTAGGTAAAAACATTGGTGGAGCTGCTGTTCATTTAAAATCATTAGGTGCAGGAGCTGCGGCTGCTGGTGGTTCAATGTTAAAAGCATTTATGGGCCCACAGGCAATATTATTACTCATCATTGGGGCTTTAGCGGCTGGATTTTATGCGATAAAACAATTCGAAGCCGGAATGAAATCATTCCGTGGAGAAACTGGTCTTGTTAAAGGCCAGATGGGTGATATAGAAAAAACAGCGGCTAGTATCGGCCAATCAACTATGAATCTTACTGGTGATGTTGCAGAAGGTGCAAAGGTAGTTGGTCAAATGGTTGCTGGGTTTGGTAGTATCGAAAGATTATCTGATGCTACATTAGCAAATGCAACTAAACTATCTCTTAGTTATGGGATTGGTGCTGATAATATAGCACAAACAAATAAAATGTTCCAAAACCTGAACGGTCTTACTGAAGAACAGGCTCAGTTCATGACTACAAATGTTGCTAAATTTGCTGAACTAAATGATGTATCACCAGATGCGGTGATGAAAGATATTAATGAATCTTCAGCCGATATGTACAAATATTTCAGAGGTTCACCAAATGAATTAATGAAAGCCGCAGTACAGGCAAGAAAATTAGGAACATCATTAAAACAATCAGCAGAAGTTTCTAAGAGCTTATTAAATTTTGAAGATAGTATAAACTCAGAATTAGAAGCAAGTGCAATTCTTGGTAGAAACCTTAATTTTAACGAAGCCAGATTTAAAGCAGCAAAAGGAGATACACTTGGTGCTCAACAAGCGATAATGAAAGAGGTTTCTAAACTTGGTGATTTAACCAAGTTAAATGTTTATCAACAAGAAGCTTTAGCTAAGGCAACTGGAATGCCAATTGAAGATTTAATTAATCAACAACGAATTAAACAAAAACTTGGTAAACTTAGTGATGAAGATGCAGCGGCCGCCCAACAGTTATTGAAGAGTGGTAAGGATATTACTAAAATGACTAAGGAAAAAGCTAAGGCCGCTCTTGAAAATCAAAAAATTGAAAATAAAAATGTTGAACGAACCAAAGAGATGGAAAACCAAATGAAACAGATGATGTTACAACTTGCATCTGCATTTGCTCCATTGGCTGAATCTTTAATTAAATTTTTACAGGATAACATGCCTCAAATTAAATCATTTATAACCGGTACCGCAACTTTAATTGGTGGTGTGGTTGATGGAATTCAAAGTGGTTTAGCGGTAGTCAAAACGTCTTTACAACCTGTTTTTGATATATTTAGTGACCTTTTTGGTGGAGATGAAGCAAAGGGATTCTCAGATACTTTAACAACCATTGGTAAGATTATTGGTGGTACTTTAACATATAGTATTAATTTTATGGCTAAGACGTTTACTTCAGTTGTAGATATAGCAATGGGATTGTGGAATGTTATAAAAGGTATTTTTACACTTGATTTTTCTTTAATTGGTGAGGGTCTTAAACAAGCATTTGGTGGATTCGTAGATTGGTTTGTAAGAATACCAGAAACTATAATAGATTTACTTGCTAGCGTATTTTCAGATGTTAATTTGTTTCAAGAATGGAAAGAAGATTGGGATAATACTATAACTTGGATAAAAGAAATACCAAGTATGGTATGGGGATTCTTTACAGGATTGAAAGATAAAATAAAAGGAGTATTTTCAGATATGTTGCCAGATTGGCTAGCGAAAAAACTTGGTTTAAAAACTGATGTAGCATTAACTGATGGTGGTAGTGTAAATGATGGTATAATTCAAAATGGTAAGATTATAGGAACTAATCCAGAAGATTCTATAATTGCAATGAAAAAACCTGAGGATTTGGCTTCAAATATGGCAGGTAAGATGAGTGGATTCTTCGGTGGATTAACCGAAACGATTGGAGCATCACTATCGGGTGTGGGTAATTTATTTGGTGGTATAACAAATAAAATTGGTAGTGCAATAATGGGAGTGGGTGGTGAAAATAGTGATTCTAACCTTACTACTATGATGACTACTTTAATGGATGTTTTGACAACTGGATTCAGAGGAATATCAAGTATTGTTAGTGGTAGTGTCGGTGAAGGTGGAATGGGTGGATTGGATGCAGAGAGTGTACAAGGTACTATATTAAAAATGAGTTCTGATACCATAGAAGCCAAATTAGATACAATTAATCAATATGCAACTGAATCAACTACTATGTTATCAGAAGCAATGAGTACTTTAAATAAAACTTTAGAAACAACTTCTACTGAAAATACAAAGAAAATGATTGAAAAATTAGAAGAAGTTAGAAAAGCAGTTATAGTAGGTGCTTTAATTGAAATGGATGGTGATATA